GTGAACTATTACTTTTTAATTATTTTTATGGGGATTTGGCCTTTCCTTGCGCATGCCGAAGTGGCTGACAAGATAATTAGTTATGATAAAATGCTTGTTTTCCTTGGTGCAATTTCATTAATTTTAATTTTAATTTTAAAACTAAAAACTCATTGGTTTCTTTGGCCTTACGCTATTTTCCTTCTATTTTTAATTATAGGAGAGATCGATTTCATCATGATCGACAATGAGATTTTTTATTTAGCAATAAATGAACTTGGCCCTTCATATAAATATATTACTTACACTTACCTTGCATCATTAACTCTACTACTACTATCAACTATCTATTTTATTTTCATGAAGAAACTGCATAGGGATTAACGCAACTTATCTATATCACAAGTCGTGCTTCCCGCTGCCAATTGTTGCCAGACAGTGCTGGCCCCAAAAACAAAAAAGCCCATGTAAACATGGGCTTAAGTGTCATTTCATGCCGGTTAGTACCAGCTGTTACCTAACGAGTGGTTATTCCCACTCGATTGTGCACTACGAATGGAACTGTATGATCAACAAGACTTTTCGCAACGGCCTTCAACGTCCATACCGACTGGAATACCGTCACTTGTTATACGCTGCTTTTTGTGATGAATGTCTCGTATAAACAATAGGATAGACTCAGAACTTATAGTGTTACAAGGCCCCACTTGCGTTACTGCCCCATCCACCAGCCGGCGAGGCACAGGGCCAGGGCAGCGGCGGTGGGGAGCAGCAGGTCGCGGATTAAGCTGTCGCGGCTCCAGGACGCCGGCAGAAAGCCGGCGTACCAGGGCATGCGGGCGCGGTTGGCATTGTGAGCAGCCAGCCAGCGGTATTCCGCCTGGGCGTGCTCGCGGCCCAGCCAGAACGCAGCCATGGCCAGCGCCACTTCCCACTGCCAACTAAATAAAAAAGCCGCCAGTAGGGCGGCTAGGGTAATGATGCTGTGACTGTGCTTCATGAGAAAACTACCATCGGAGTTTCGGGGTGAATGACAACGCCGGCGGCGGTCAGTGCATCGACCACAGCCTGACTTTTTGTGCGCAGGTTAGCGTGTGCACCCGGCACCGGTTTGGTCTCCGGGTACTCGTTACCGTCATCGTCGGTGAGCGTGGCCCCGGTCGGGCGTCGCAGGCCGGGCAGCCACACCAGGCAGTGCACGTGGCTCGCGGTGAGAATTCCGCCCTCATCATCCAGTTGCAGCACGGATAATGCGTCACGCAGCTCCTGTTCGGTAGTCGCATGCAGATACATGGTTAGGTAGTTCATTGGGGGCCTCCCAAGGCTGTAATTTGTTCGTCGGTCAGGGCGGTGTGGTATATCAGGAACATGGAGATTGATTCGCAGAGGTAATCACCTCCAATTCTTGAACCTAAAAATATATCAGAGTCCGTGTTATAGCTTACCGGCAAAGGAGGCCGGGTTACTTTGCCCCCTCCGTCTACAAAAGAATCCACGTTAACGCCGTTGTAACGCAACACATAACGGTGCCGGTCAGCGGATTGTTGGCCCATCAAAAAGTAGTTGGTTCCAGTGCCAGTGCCTATATTCGCACGGAGATCCCCCCCTGGCTCCCGGCGAATATAAATACCGGAAATATCAGAGCCCGTTACAACAAATAAAAAATTCCTGGTCCCTAAAAAGGGGATGGCCGCGTCCACTACAATGGTAAACGGCTGTCCCGGTGCCGGCAGGTTGTTTTTGGCGGGAATGGAGACAATATCGGGGGAGCGGGTAACCGCGCTGCCTTCAGTCTTGATATAAGGCGAGGGATATCTGCCTTCTTCCAGCTGAGCGCCGAAAATGTACCCATACTCAGAGCCAACCTCTGCTGGAACGGACCAAATAGACGGTGCAAAGCGAACCCCTGCACCAGAGCCCCCCGCAAGCATGTTGGCACTCAACCATACCCGATACCAGCCGTTAGCGTAGGTTACTACGCCGCCAATGGCATCAGTGACAGAACCTACTGAATTAACACTAACCACACCTGTGTCATAATCTAAATTCAATACAGCCCGATCATTGGTGGATAATTTAGAGTAAATAGTTATAGCGGCGGTTTGTTGCGAGCCACGCTTTACAAAGACGGAAGCACAATAGACGGTGTTATCTTTTGCAAAGGAGTTTGGCAAAGCAATGTAAGATCCAGCTGTGTTGGTGTCGGTATTAACGTGTTTGTTGGCCAGGTTTGTTCCGTAGGGATCAGTTATTTCGGCGGTATTGATGTTGATCGTAGACCCATAGCGCGGCCCCCAAACGCTTTCCCCAAAATTCTCACTCCAGAGTGCCAGATTGGTGGTACTACCAAACACACTCAACCCATCGGGGCCGATTACAGGCTGATCATTTTCCAACGTCACTAGTTCGCCAGATTTGTTGATTCCAGTTGCCCCCGACGCACGGCTAAAATCGACGGAGCGGGTCGGCAGTTGCACCAGTTTTGAACCGTCCTGCGCTGCAGACACATCGATGGTGTCGTGCGTGCCGTAACCCCGCTCAATGCGCAGCCCGTCGTTAAACGTAATTTTTACATCGGGCTCAGGGAGCCGGGCCAGTGCAACGGCGTTCGCGGCCTGACTGGCAGCCTGTTTGGCCTGGTTGGCCTGCTCAGTGGTCTGCTGCAGCAGGGTGTCACTGTCCCCCATGATTTTTTTCCAGGGGATCAATACATGCTCTGAACCATCCGGGGCCGTGACAGTTACTGTGCCGGAGGTGCTGGTATAAAACTGCTGGAATGCGCTCAGGTTGGCTTGATAGTAGTTAAGCATGGCCACCATGCGGCGCGCAAAATCAGGGAAGCTGGCCGTTCTGGTGTTATCAATTGCATAGGCTTTATTTGCACCGGTCGCACCGCGATAATTATCAACCAGATACAGCACAGTGTTTGATTCAACAAAATCAATTTCGTAAATATCAACACTCGCGCCACTTGGGATCACCAGCATTTTTCCAGCTGCAATGCCATTTAATGCACTGGCCCATTGCGTGCCTGAGCCAACAACTTTTTTACTGTTTAGGGTCACAGATAGTGTGCCGGCACGGTACCAAACTCCTGCCATGGGATTCTCCAATAAAAAAGCCCCTTTCGGGGCGAGTTAACTATAATGCTGCGTGACGTTCATGCCTTTATCATTTCGATAGAGCTTGAATATCGTGCCGGGTGACTGGCTCTCAAAATACAGCTTATTTATTCCGTCATTTTTGGTGCGTTTGAACTCAACAATCAACTGCACTGCACTATCTGGCACGGTTCTCAGCAGGTCAACTGTCCGAACTACGCCGCCATTTCCATAACTGGCATCCGTTCCCGACCCCGGGAAACTGTAGCCCCTATGAAATAACACGGTTTCTGCGCCGTGAGCATGTTTGATTAATATCCGCAATTCGGCCGCGGCATTGGAACCCCGGAGCACCAGCCCGGACAAATCCATCAATTTTGATGTTCTGTAATATGCCCACTCCTGATAACGCGCAAAAGCGGTTTCGGCTCTCGTTTTCGCTGCGGTCTGCTGTATCCAGTTGCTGCCATTCCATCGAAACGGCATGGCATCAGTGGTGCGCACCCAAACAATCGATCCATCACCAGCAGGCGGCGTTGACCGGTAGTTAACGATACCGTCGGCAGCCAGGCCACATGCTGTTCTTAGCGCCCGACCCTGGTTGTATGCAATAACACCGCTGTCACTGGTATCCAACGTGAACATCTTGAACCAGACGTTTGTTGTGCCGACGCCTTCCCCGTGGTCTTTTGTCGGAAAGTTAATAAACCGGAATTGTAGTATTTCATCCTGCAGGTTTTTGGCGTAAATCTTTCCCAGCACCTCACAGTTTTCTTTTATCAGAACATTGTTAAATTCTCCTGAAGTGGCGGCGACCTTCCCAGACACGTCTACATCTTTCGCAATAATCTTCCCCCCCCGAGTCAGCTCAAACATCGGATTATTAACCGATGATTTAATGCTGGGGGAAATAATAGATTGCGCGTTGATATATTCAGCAATCAGGTTGCGGATGTCGGCAGTGTCTATGACCGTGCTATTGATATAAACCTTGTTGTTCTTTATTACAAACGGGTGAATAACAGAGCCGGCACCGGCCACTTTATTCAGCACGGCAAATACCATGGCATCAATAATAAATGCCGATACCGCCTTGCCGTCTGCCGTCTGCTTGACTTCCATGCCAAACCCGGCAGAGGCCCCAGGCACCTGCGCTTTGGTGAACCAGGACGCTAACAGCTCGCCTTCCAAATCTGACTGCGCCCGGCTGACGGTTTGCACTGATGATCCCAGGTTGTTGACTGATGACTGCACGGTTTCAATTTGCTCAGCAAGCGCGCTTTCGGTGTCTGTCAGTGCGCGCTCTACCTGCTGTATTGCGGCTTTGGACTCCGTAACCCCCTGCTGTGCTGCAGCGGCTGCAGCAGCGGCATCTGTGGCCACCTTATCCGTTGCGGCTACCCAAGCGCTGCCGTTCCAGCGGTGCGGCCGGTTTCTGCCCCCGGCGGTATCAACCCACAGGTTTTTGGTGTCCCTCAAGTCTCCGACCGGAGCGACTGGAGTAAATATTACCCGCCCTTTCGACTCCCCCATGCTCGTCACTGACGACTGCACGGTACTGATCCGCTCACCCAGTGACGATTCTGTGTCTGTCAGTGCCTGCTGCGTTTCCTGCACTGCTGCCGCGTTTTCCCCGACTTTTGTTGCCAGAGTATCAACCCGCTGGCCCATAGCCTGCTCAGAGCTGGCCACGGTTTCAGACAGCTCTGAGTACAGCGCCTCCGTTTTCCCTTTTTCGTCCGTGAACTCGCTGCGCAACAACAGCAGCTCTTTTGCTGTTGACGCTTGCTCAGTCGCAGTCGTTTCACGCAGTTCAGTAATGCGGGCTTCCTGCTCGCCATACTGGGCTTTTATGTCGACCACTTCTTTTGCCGTGGCTCTCTGCTCGTCCGCTACAACCTGCTGGTCGTGACGTATCTGAGCCTCAGCGTATAACCGGTCACGTACCCGTTCGTCGTTTGCCAGCGCTGCATCAATCGCCGCTTCAGCAGCTGCATCAGAGCCCAGCTCCATCAACCCAAACTTGCTTGTCAGCGCCTCAAACTTTCCGGCGCTGGCCTGCTGCTCCGTGGCCATGGCCTCGGTCAGCTCAAGCAGGGCGGCATCAACCCCGTCCAGCTCAGATGCCAGCAGCTCCTCAGCCTGGGATTGCCGCAAATCCAGCTGGGTCAGCGTATTCTCTATCTGCGGCAGCTGCTCGGTTTGCACTGTCTCCAGCGTCTGCGCAATCGAGGGCAGTTGCTCAATCGGCGTGCGCAGTTCTTCCCGCAGCTGTTCAGCGCCGATTTGCCCATCCAGCAACGCAAAAATGTTGGACGTGTCTTTCGTGGTGCGGGTGCTGCCCACGGTCATCACAGAGCGGCCCAGGCCATTCACGGCCACAGCGCCAAACCAGTACGCGGTGTCGGGCATCAGGCCGGCCTGATTCCAGGTGTAGCCCCGGCCCAGGTAGTGCGATTGCTCCCGCACGGCGGCTTCAGTGGTGCCCAAATACCATTCATAGGTAGTGCTGAGCGGCACGGGGCCATTCACCACCGGGCGCACGGTCACCGAAAATTCCGACGGGGTGAAATGCAGGCTGTCTGCCGCCACCGGCGGTGCCACGGTAAAGCTGACGCTGGTTTCCGGCCCCTTCTGCCCGTTCTCGGTAATCGCGCGGATCTCGGCGCGGTACTGGCCCTGCTCGGCGGTAACGGCGGTATACGCGGTGTCGGCAACAATTTGCCGCTCCAGCAGGCGCTCGGCAAAGAAAATCTTCACTTCAAAAAGAATGCCGGCCACTACCCGCGGGGTGGTCCAGGTTAACCGTGCCTTGGGCGGATCCTGCTCGGTGAGCAGGTCCACATTTATGTGTTCGATGCTGGGCAGGCTGCCACCGTTAATGGTGGTGGGGCCCGGCTCAAACTTGATCCCCTGCTCGATGATGGCGTGTTTTTCCGGCACATGCTGCACGCAGCTATATTGCCAGGTGCCCTGCTCGCGGTTTTCGCTCACGCTCATTACCCGCCACTTGCGCGGTGCCAGCTGGGCGGTAGCAAGGTTGAAGGTATCCCAGGGCTGAATGCCCACCGGATCACTCTGCAGCACCAGGGTGTCGGTTTCGCCGCTGGCGGGGCTCATAATGCGCACTCGCTGAACCCGACTTTGCGCGTCCAGGTAGTGGATGTAATTCATGCCATCGGGCAGTGCAACAGGGGCATCCAGCACCACCACGTTGGCATCCACCGATTTCACCCGGCCACTCAGGCGCGCGCCGGCGTAGTCGTTATCTACGGTGTCGATAATGTCACCGGGAAGCGCAATCAGGCCCTCGGCACCGGTGGCAAAACTCACGCTCTGGCGTTCGTATTTTTCGGTAACGAGGATCCAGCGACCCGTGCGGTGCGCTTGCCCCCGGCTGGTGCAGCCAAACGCTTGCACCTTGAGCACGTTCAGGCCGTAGCGGGCTACCAGCTCGTCGTCTTGCACGTATTCTGTGTTTTTCTCCCAGCCGGCGTCCGGATCAACGTATTCCACCTGCACCGCCGTGTGCCGGGCCTTACGGGCGCTGGACTGGTACTCAAAGCGGCCATCTACCACATTGCTGTTGTTGTATTGCCAGACCGAGTCTTGGGGCCGGTCTTGACTGACGTTCATGGTCAGGCCGTCCCACACCGGCATGCCACGGAATACGGACGCCAGATCATACAGCACGTCGTAGGCCTGCCGCTGGCTGGTGAGGTAGAGGTTGCAGGTCATGCGCGGCTCGCGGCCGCCAAAGCCGTCGTCTACCAGCTCATCACAATACTGTGCAATCTGATACAGCGCCCATTTGTCTGGCTCAAAACCGAGCAGCTGCCGGCCCACGCCCACCCGCTCGTCGGTGCACAGGTCGTAAAAAATCCATGCCGGGTTGTTGGTCCAGCCCAGTTTAAAGGTGCCGTCCCAAATGCCGGTGTACGCACGGGTTTCCAGATCGTAATTGCTGGGCACGCGAATAATGCGACCGCGAATGTGGTAGTTGCGGCGCGGAATGTTTTGAAAGTTTTCCGAGTCGAAACGCAGGCCCACTACCGCCGTGTTCGGGTAAGTGAGCTGGGCATCCACTACTTCGGTGTAGCTGTAAAACACGGTTTTGTTTTGCAGCAAATCGCTGGTGCTGTCTGGCGTGATACGGGTAACGCGCACAGACCAGTTGCCGCTCTGGCCGGGGCGAGCAACATCATAACTGCGGGTGTACGGCACTTTTGTTTTACCGTTTTTTATCTCGTCTTCATGCACCACAGACCAGACACCGGCAATGCCCCGCTCAATGCGATAGGCTACCGATGTGCGCACCCGGTCACCGATTTCAGGGTCGGTTTTTACCAGGGCCGGCACGCCCACAGTCACGCGGATCCGGTCTACGTTTTCATTGGTAATGCTGCGCACCACGGGCGTGAGCTGTTTTACCTCAATGCCCACAGACACTTCATTCTCAACGGCGGCAATGGGCATCACATCTTGCACTTGGCTGCCGTTGCGCCAGGTAATATCCAGCCCCGGCACGTTAATGCTGCCGTTCTCGTTTTCAACTGGCGTGTCGTCGAGCAGTGCCGAGTTCAGGCCGTTTACCGGCCCGAGGATCGGGCCTTCGCACAGCACATCAACAATTTGCGCGCGCTGGCGTGATTTGAGGTTATCCGCCTCTTCGCGCGGCGTGCGTGCGCTGCCGCCGCCACCCTTGCCACCACCACCCATAAACCTGACTCCTTACTCTGAATACAAGCCCTGACTCACTACCAATGAGCCCACTACCATCTCGCCATAGCACAGCGGCACCGGCCGCCCCTGCGGGGTCATGTTATCGATGCCGGAGAACGTGGTGTTGCGCCGCTCTGTTGCGCCATCGTTTGTTGCAGTGGGCGTGGTGGGCGTGCGCGTTAACATGGCCGCCACGCCCAGCAGCAGGCCCCCGCCAGCGGCCAAGCCCCACTCCAGCGCCCCCCATGCCGACAGCGAGGTGCCGCCGGTAAAAAATGCAGCCGCAATTAAGCCCACGCCCAGCACGGCACCAAAAATGCCCCAGCCGCTTTTGGCCCCGCCGGCCACCGGCACAATGTGCACGGTTTCGTCACTGGGCAGCGGTGAGAGCACCCCCCGGCGCAGATCGTGCTGATGCAGATATTTTCCCTTGCCGTAGCGCACGCGAAACCAGCCCGGCTGCATGGCCTGCCGCAGCCCGGGAACTTGCGTCACCAGCGCTTTAATGGCCTCGCCGGTCGTGGCTACATCCAACCGGAATTCGCGGCCAAATCGGCGCAAATTGCCGTAAAGTCGCACTGTTGCCATTGTTTGTGTCTCCAAATGCTGTGGGTCTGGCGCAGCCAGGTGCCGCCGTATAAATTGCGCAGGCTCAGGCGGTTGATGGGGTGATGCAGAATGTAACCATCACCCAAATACACGGCACCGTGGCAGGCCTTGGTGCCGCCCAGACAAACCAGAATGATGTCTCCCAGCTGAGGTGGGGCCGCTGGCCCCACCTGCTCAAAGCCGGCTTCCGGCAGGTGCTGCAGGTAGAGGTCTTGCTCGGTGTTCCACCAGTCGTCGTCCCGTTCGTACTCCCCCAAATCCAGCCCGGACAGGTGGTAGGCGTCCAGTATTAAACTGAGGCAGTCGGTAGTGCCGTGGTCGAACTGGCGGCCCAGCAGCGGCGGCACAGGTTTAAACCGGCGCACTTCATCGCCCACCGCCAGCCAGTACGGCAGCCCTGTGTTGCGCTGGCCCAGCCGGTCACCGGCGGAAAGCGCCGCCGGTCCGTCCGGGTGGCTGTGCACCACGGCGACAATCTCGCCAGCAAGCTCGGCGGTGATCCAGTCTTTGGGGTCAATCTCAAACTGATCGGGGCCGCCGATGTTTTGTGCGGGGTAATAGCGCAGCCCCTCCGGGGCCTCTATTACCAGCCCGCAGCTCTCCGCCGGTGCAACCGCCCGGGCGTGCGCCAAAATCTGTTGGTCAAGGGTCATAAGGAGTCCAATAAAAAACCCGCCGGGGCGAGTTGTGTTATCCGAATTTGGTCAGTACCGGAAAGCCGCCAAAGGGCAATGGCTGCCCGGGGTGGCGCAGGCGGCAGCCGGTGAGGCTTTTGCTGCAGGCGTCTTTAGCAGGATCCGTGGTGGGCTGGTCTAACGCGTCAGCCTTGGGTGGCCCGGTGTAACCACAGTCTGCCCCGCGATATGCCCAGGGGCAGTTATCCACCATGGCCACCCGGGCCGGTATGAGTGCGCCGTCGGTCTCGGTGGGCGCGGCCAGCTCAAACACAGCAATATCACTGTTCAGAGACACCAGCCGCTCAATCACATAGCGCGCCACCATGCGCTCCTGGGTGGGGTCTGCGTTGGCGTTGCCCAGGCGAAAGTTGTCCTGATCCAGCACCCGCACCGACACCAGCCGGCGGGTAACAATGGCACCTGCCAGCTCTTCAAACTCGTCACACAAACCGGTAATCAGGCCGGTGATGTTAGCCAGCGTGAGTTTGGGCCGGCCGCTGGGGCCCTGACCGCTCCACTCAAAGCCACCACCCTGGCACGGGTAACGGGTGTAGGGCACCCCCTGCCACACAATGGCGGTGCCAAACTCGTTCACCTCGTTGCAAAAACGGTAGGTGCTGCCACCGAAGCGGGTCAGGTCTACCTCCCACAGCTCCACATCTGCGCCGGCGGCAATCTGGCGAATGTCGATTTTGTCCTGGGCTGATAAATCCCTCATGCCGGCACCTCTTCAAATTCCATGCTGATCTCGGCATAAAGTTTGTGGGTAGTTCGCCGCCAGCGCTCACAGATAAACTTCCCCTCGAGGAAGTCGTCAGCCGGCGTCCACAGAAAGGCTGTTACCCCTCCATGCCGCTCAAGGAAGTCTTCCACGTCATCCGCTATATGTTTGGGCCGGCAGCGAACAACCAGGCTGTGCCTTCTCAGGCTGCTGTTGATTCCGTCCTTGATACGCTGACTATATCCATTGCCAAATTGAACACGCTTTGTTCTCGGCTCCATGGTCTTAGATAACCCTGGCCTGACAGGCCAAACAAATGTATCCACCATCACCCCCGGTTAAGGATTCCGCCTGCTCTCATTTGATTGTGCAGTTCTTCTTGCACCACCCCTCTGAGGCGACCAAACAGCATCTTTACAAACTCTGGCGCATCTCCGGATTCCCGATCCCCGTCTTCGTAGTAGTAGAGGTTAAAGGCCATCGGGGCACCGCCACTGCCGCCAACCGCTTTTTGCAGGTTTTCATGGCTGGTGATTTGCCCAGTTTCTCCTGGCACAAAAAGCTCTGGCCCCCGCTCGCCCACCAGATATGCCCGACTGCCTATCACCTGTCCGCCGTTGGCCCTGGCACCAGCCACTTCCATCAGCCCCTGGCCGGCAATCAGGCCGGCATTGATGTAGCCCATCAACCGCATTTTTTCAGCCATCGCCGTCGCTGCCACTACCGATGCCGGGTTGCCAGGAATAATCATCGCGGTCATGGTCTGAGCTGCCGCCAGGTTGGCATGCATAAACGCCTGAGCTGCCATCAGCCCACGCTGGGCGATGGTGGCCGCAACCCACACTGCGCTACCCTCTGCAGCAGACTGTTTCATCATGCCAACGGCAGTGCCGGCAGCAGACATCTGCATAGACAACAGCTGGCTTTGCGCATTCTCTTCGGCCTGCTTTCGCCGGGCCAGCGCCGCTTCCTGCTCCTGGCTAATCGCGTCCTGCTTTCGCTGCTCAGCTTCTATAGCCCGCTGCAGCTCTTCTTCGCGTCGTTGCTGGTAGTCTTCGCGTTCCTGTTCGTGGTACTCGCGCTCCCGCTCTTTATATTCAGCCCTGAGTTGCTCAATGCTTTCAAAACCACGGCGACGCAGTTCAGCTTCACCCAGCTGCAGGTTTTCCAGCTCTGTGAGGCGTTGCTCATGGGCCAATCTCATCCGTTCCAGCTCGGTGGCGTATTGTGCATCCAGCTGGGCCAGCTGCTTTGCACCTGCAGCCTGCTGCTGAGCCAAACCGCTAGTTGCACCATTCCCGCTGCCGGCCGGCGGAGTAAACGGCCGGCGGAAGGTATCTGAGCGGTTATCATCCGGCTTGCCCTGCAGCACCGCATAGCGCTCTTGGTAGTCCCCAAGTTCAGCTTTAAGCTCAGCCAGTTGGGCCTTTTTACGCTTCAGGTTATCTGCGTTATCAGTGTTACCCAACAGCGCATCTACCAGGCCAACACCGCCAAACTTCTTCGTCACTGGGTCTTCAAGACCAGCAATTTCCTGCTTTAGCTCTACAACCTGCGAGTGGGTGTCATGTATACGCTCGGCCAACAAGTTTCGCCGGCCCTGAGAGAAAATCTCCGCAAACCAGCGAGCGCCTTCAGCCAGCTCGTCAACGAACGGCATCACCGCTTCGCGGACCAGCGCATCCCAGGCTAGAGACATGTCGTTCACGTCTTGGCGGTATTCTTTCAGGCGGGTCATTTCCGATTGCGTCATCACGCCGTTAAGCTGGCGGTGGCGATCGGTCAGCTCTCTGAGCTTTTCACCCTGTTCCTCAAGCAAAGGAAGCAAAGCGGTAGCTTCATCGGCAATCGATTCAAGGTAGAAAACCTGTTCTTCTGCCGACACGTTTGCGGCATCCATCGCCTGTTTTACTGCGATCAGGGCATCAGGACCGGACATTTGCTGCAGCTTTTGAGCGGTCAGCCCAACTTTGGGCGCAACCTTCTCAAAAAAGTCAGCAAACTCACCACCACCGGTGGCAATAAAATCGCCCAGCTTGTCGCGGAAGTCCTTAATGATATCGGCGGCTTTATCAGCATTTACGCCGACTGTGTCCGTGGCGTAGGCCATAGCCTGCATGGTAGCCACGGTTTCGCCGGCCCGGTTGGCCAGGTTGCTCCATTCCTGCGCCTGCGCAGCCTGAGCTCCGGCCACACTGTTAATCGCGGCAACGGCTGCTGCGCCTGCTCCAACAATCATGCCAAGCCCGCCGGCCGCAACTCTGGCTCCAGCTGCAATGGTTGCACCATGACGGGAAAACGCAGCGCTGCTATACGTTAACCCGCTGCCCATGCGGTAGTTGGCATCGTTTGCGGCTTTGGCTTGTGCTGTAAATCCACGCAGCCGGTCCTGGGCCTGCTTTACGTCACGATCAAAGGTCGCCTTGTCCGCACTCAGCCTGATCCGCATGTCCGCTATTTGCGTTGCGCTCAATGCGTATTCCTCCTGCTATACCGAGGCCGGCCGATGCCATTTCGTCATCGGTCATTTCGGTGTTTTCCGGTATGGATGGGTTGATATAAAACTGAGTGGGCGGTACCGGCTTTTCCGGCCTGAGAATGCAGTTATAAATAGCAGCGCTGACCTGTCCGATGCCAAACTGCTCAAGGTGATAATCGAATGGGTTTTCACTGAAGTGACGCACCCAATCCAGATACTCTCCGGCGGTTATCTCACTGAGCATCCTCCGCCAGTCTGGCCGGCGATGCTGCCGTGCCAGAAACATGGCGAACTCATGCTCCGCCGCTAACCTTTTTTTGCCGGTACCGGCTCCCCCTGATCTTCGCTTTCAGAAACCTCACTTTCTTCCGGAGGCTTAAGGCCAGATAACGACTCCAGCTCTGAGATAAGGTGCATAATGGTTTCAGTGCCGCTCACAGACGTATCGCTGAACTCGGCAATAGCATGGGTTGCACGCTGATCCAGCTCCATATCCGGCCAATGCTCTTTTAAGCCGTAAGCCAGAAAGCGAGCGTTCAGGAACAGGGTTCTCTGCTGTAGCTTGTAGCCAAGCGCAAATTTTTCACGGTCTGTTTCTACACTGTCCAGGTCCGGAAGCTCATCCAGCGAATACATGTATTCAAAATATTCGAGGCGCTCTAGGGCATTTAGGCCCACCAAGGTGACAGTGCCAGCCCCCACCTGAACCGTTTTTTTTTCAATCAATGCTGTCATTTAAAACTCCTGTCAGGGCCCTACCACTACACCAAGCAGAGTTTCTGCCAGTGCCGGTTTGCCGGAGCATCGGATCTTGCCAGTGCGGGTCATGGTTTCCTTTTTCGGCACTGCTTTGCCAATGCTCGACACATAACCATATACCCCGTCAACCGCGCCGTTCGGGTAGGTCACACGCCAGTGTTTTTTGGCACCACCCAGTTCTTCTACCATGGCTTTTTGCGCGGGATCGCCCGGCAGCCACGCCAGCGTGAAGGCCAGCTCACCGGAATCTTTCTCCCCAGCTTCGGTGTTTTTCCATTCAGGATTATCATCGTCCAGGTACGCGTCGTCGTATTCTTCCACCGTCATTTCATTGGGCGTCAGCTCCTTGAGCTTGCCCATTACTTCCCAGTTTGCATCGTTCAGGTAGTCAGCATCGGTCGTAATACTGGCACCATCGGCTTGTCGCCACAGCTGAGTGCCTGCCCCTTTGGTGGGAAGCGTTGCTTGCGCAGGTATAGCCATCAGGATCTCTCCCATGTCAGATTAAAATTAACGGTTAATGAGGCTAGACCGGTGCCTTGCTCATCTTCGCCATAGGCGAACCCGGTATAGCTCCATTCCTCGACTTCTTGGGCTGGTTTGTAATGCTCAGGAAAGGCACGAGCAACCTTATCGGAATAGTCATCCAGCACAGCATCAGCGTCTTGCCGCTCACTGACGTAAATAGTCACACTGAGCTGAGCTGTTTCAGTATCTTCCAGGCTTTCGTCCGGGCCGCCCTCGCTGAAATACACCGCCGCAAAGGGCAAGTCTTCAGCCGCGATCTGCCCCGTTGGCCGGCTTGGCTGAACGATTATTTCGGGCTCGTTCAGCTGCAGCATTGCCTGCAAATCATCTGCCACCTGGCGGCGGATAGTCGTTCTTATGTTCATTGTTTTGCCACATAAAGTTGCAGCTGGCGGGCCAGGGCCTGACGAAGCTCTTTAGGCATATCGGTGGCCATCAGCTTTTTTGTTACGGCATTAAAGTGCCGGGTCAAAGGGACTTTGAGCGGGATCTTTTCAACCTTCACCGGATAACGCGCTTTGCCTGTGCGCGTAAGGATTTGCGCTCGCTTCAGCCTGGTCGCACCGTACCCACGCCCCTTAATATAAGGGCCCTTACCTTTACTGCCGTCGGCAATAAAGCCACCGGGAACACGATGACGCCCCACCTGAAGGTCTCCAATGCCTACAAATGCAGAGCGACGATACCGGATTAGTCGTTGCTGAACAGGTGCCACCGAAATCAGCGGCATGTCGGCGCGACGCACACGAATTAACGCAATGGGTAAGCGGGCTGTGGCTTTGTTTACCCTAACCCGCGGCCGCAGCTTTTTTGCCGGCACCTTTACTTCTTTGGCGGTCAGCCGAACAGCTTGCGAGCGAGCCCGGCCTGCCACCCGGTTTGCCGCCATAGCGCCGGCTTTAGGTACCGCTTTCGTGCTGACAGATGCAAGATTGTTAACCGCTCTCGCCAAGTCTTTGTCCAGACTCACAACGTCAGCTCAACAATCAAAAGACCACTGCGAATAGTGGGTGCATTTGCCACAGTGGTATTAACATCCACGCCATCTATCCGCGTTTGTACGCTGTGCCCTTTGCGAATGCGAAAAGGAACATCTGCAGGTTGAATATGTAGCTCGGTGATTGTAGTCACTACCTCGCCCCATTGGTGCGGAATGGTCTCGACAATCACGGGTATATCTGGATGACCGTTAATGGTGGCCTTTATACCAAATGAATCGAATATCACCTTATCAGCCTGTGCCATTGCTTTACTTAACAGATTGTCGAACATGTGGTGCCTCGCAAGTACACATAGCTCTGACGTGCGCGATAGACGCCTCAATAGTTATCAACATGCTACTATCCGTCAGAGACATACTTTTAGGATGAAAAAATGTATAAAAATCTTATGGTTGGATTAAGTTTTCTGGCATTAACAGGCTGTGCAGCTTTTGAGCATGAGGCAATAAAGCTGTCCCGTGAAAAAGTTAACGTCTCTCAGGAGGACATAGAGCAGGCGCGCAATGCCGTGTTGTTATCACTAAAGGACCCTGAGTCAGCAAAGTTCACTAACTGGTATGGAACACGAGAGCCGGGGGAAGATTCCGCTTCAGCTATTTGTGGTGAAGTTAATGCCAGAAATAGCTACGGTGGTTACAGTGGATTCACCCACTTTGCTGTTGTGAGCAACACTGTATATCTGTATACCAACACCCCGATCTATGGGGTATCAGATGACAATATCCGGATTGTTGAGCTCTGCACTCCCGCACAATAAAAGTGGGGCCAGCGGCCCCTCCCCTTAGTTGATAAGCATGGCTTCGGCGTAGCCGCCGGATTCATCAGTAGTGAGTTTACCAAAGGCTTTGGCGGATGCCGTTGCAGCAGCCACCAGCTCGCCATTGAGCCAGCCCACTTCAGCACCAGCAGCCAGGCCAGCAGCGGATGGCAGCAGCCAGACGCCACCGGTGCGGCCGGTAAACTCATCGCCGGCGGCAGCATCGTGCAGCGGCATCACGCACAGGGCTTCAATGGTGACGGGCACACCGGCAGTCGCGCCGCCGGCGGGGGCGATCAGCACAAGGGTTGCGCCGTCTTGTACATAGTTCTTGGCCATAAAGGGTTCCTCTCAGGCTGTGATAGCGGCAGGGTCACTGCCGCCAATGGGGTTAAACGCCGGTGGAGCGCACCAGGCCACGGGAGTCGAGCGGGGCAACGCCGGCATCAATACGCACCTTGGTGGCCACGCCGTCCACGGTGAAGCCGTTCTGCTGCTCGATGTAGGGGGTATCCACACCGTTCAGGTAGGCCACTTCAATGGTGTCTGAGCCGGCCTTGGCCGCCAGATACCAGGCCTTGCTGTTGCCGTTGTCACCGTCCAGTCGCGGCTCGCCGATCACTTCGGCAAAGTTGCGAATGGGGTTGTCGATGCCACTATTGATGTCGGCACCAGCCACAGAGGCGGAGCGGATCACCTGATTGGCTTTAGCTTCCAGACTGACCGGTGTCAGCACATAAGCCGGACGAATGTTCAGGGTGCGCGCCTTGCCGCCTTCGGTCATGGTTTTCTGGGTGCGCATCAGGGTGCGGGCTGCGTCCAGCGCCTCCACGGTCAGAGCACCGGTGGTGGTGTTCTTGTGGTCGGCGTGGAACAGCGTCTTGCCGTCGGCCAGCTTGGGGTTGTCCATCAGCACCGCATACACCAGATCGCCAATGGTGGCCTTGGCAGCCATGCCCATTTTCATGGGAATGTCGGTGAGTGCGCCCAGATCATCGTTGATAATGGCCTGACGGGTGATGCTGAACAGCTCACCGTAGGTGGCCAGCTGAATGCGCTCGCCGTTGTCGCCCAGGGTGATGTGCTTGTATTCGGCCCCTTCACGCACCTGGCGCAGCGACGGGAACTCACCAAGCCCCACGCGGTGCTGAACCTTGAAGTCGGACAGCTGACCGCGCTTGGTCCACTTCTGGAAAGTTTCTTCTGCTTCTTCCCAGCCCTGCAGCAGCGCCTTGTGGGCCACATCGAGCAGGATCTGGCCAAAGTCTGAGCTGGTATGGGTGAAGGCCATGCCCACCATCTGCATGGGATGATAGCTGGCCACGCCCACACCACGATCCACCAGCGAAGCCCGGGCCAGTTCGCGCAGGGTCATGTGGTTGTAATCGTTGTCGGCTTCGGCATTGGCCAGGCCGGTGCGGGCCAGAATGGAGGCGCGCACGCTGTCACCCACCAGGTTGCCGTTACCGCTGTGAATGTGCGCCTGATTGTCGGGCGTACTGGGGGTGATGTCGCGGCCCATGGCTTCCAGCAGCTTGGTGCGGGCCTGTGCCGGTGTGGTGTCCAGATTGGACAGGCACTCGTTCATCAGCTCGGGGTGGCGGTTGCCGGCCAGCGCGAACAGGTCGCGGATTTCGTGCTGACGGAGTTTCTCCTGATGACGGAACTGAGCCTGCAGCTCGGCAGCGGTGGGCTGTTGGGCCTGCGCGGCGGGCTGAGCCGGTGCCGGCTGTTGCGGTGCGGGTTGCGCCGGACCCTGAGCGGCCGGTTGGGCAGGTACAGGCGGCGGAGTGGGTGTGTTGGCTTGTGCGCCCATCAGGGCTTTCAGTGCGTTAGGCATATCGAGGTCCTCGGTACGATGATTGAGTGCGGCCGCCGCCTTCAGCGGCGCAATAACGTGGTCGGCAAAGCCCCGCTCCACCGCTTCCCGGCCATTCAGCCAAGTGTCGGGTTTGAGCATGGCTCTGATTTCATCTTCGGTTTTTCCGGTTTTCTGTACATAGGCCCGCAGCAGCATGGACTCGTTGCGGTCGAGAAAATCGGCGTAGTCGCGCATGTCGTCGGCGTCACCCATGCTGCCGCCCCAGGGTTTGTGGATCATCAGCCAGCTGTTCTCTGGCATGTGCAGGGTGGCATTGGGTAGACAGGCAATGACGCTGGCCATGCTGGCGGCCATGCCGTCTACATAAATGTCGATGCGGGCAGTAAGGCCGGCGAGAATGTTGTAAATGGCAAAGCCGTCCATGACATCACCGCCCGGGCTGTGAATGCGCAGGGTGATGGCTTTGGCGTCAAACAGGCCGTTTTCCTTGGCATCCTGAATAAAGGTTTTGGCGGTCACGTCCCAGCCAATCACGTCATAAATGGCGATCTCCATGGGTTGAGCGCCGGCGGCGGCGCGAATGCGATACCAGCTATCGCTGGCGGCGGCCGGGCTGCTCGCCATCGGCCTCATCAGGTGGTGATGTTGTTGCTTCATTGGGGCCTCTGTCGTGGGCTGGGTCGGTGTCGGTCACTATGTTGTGCCGGTCGTTAAAGTCCTGGTCGGCCACCCGCTGGCGACGCACCTCGTCGGGGTTGCGGCCACGGGCGCGGATCCACTCACTTTGAGCGGCGGCACCGCCGCGAATTTGGTCGCGCCAGCCCTTGCTCTCTTTGGCCGGATCAATCCAGGGCATCACCGGTGCCAGATAAAGCGCGTTAGACAGGCTGTTGCGGTCCACCTCGGGCGGAAGGTTTATCTGTCCGGCGGCCAATGCAGTGGCCAGCCACTCGCGATACACAGGGCGGGACCACTGCGCCACAAAGCTGTCTTGCAGCACCGCATAGCCCTCGAACTGCTCTACCAGTTCCTGCCGCTGGCTGGAGTAAGTGCCGTCGTAGTCGCGGGCAATGCTGGAGTACCCTGAGCGGCTGCCGGCGGCCACACTACGCAGCTGGCCTTCGCGCCAGATATTGAGCGCCACATTGGGCCGGTTGCTCTGAATGCTGCCCACCTCTTCGCCCTGACGCAGATCGTCAAAGGTCATGCCCGGGGCAATGGGGAATTGCCGTGGCTCACTGGGCTGGCTGTCGTCAGGGGCCGAGTACATGTCGGCGGTGCCTTTGCGAATGTAGAACGCCAGCGCGGCAGAGATGCGGGCGGCGACCCGCTCCGACTCTTCCACGTCTTTCAGATCTGCCAGCCGGGTAATGATGCCGTGCAACAGGCTGACCCCGCGCAGCTGGTGCAGCCGGCGAACCAGCGCCAGATGCAGCATGCGCTCTGCCGGTATCTCCTTGGTCTTGTGGCGCATGCCCATTTCACCGGGGTGGTCATACAGCACATGATAGCCCAGCACCTGGCCCCATCTGTTTGTTCGGCAGCCCTGGCGAATGCGCTGGCCCGGATCCGCCAGCTCCAATGGCACGAAGTCGGCCTCCAGCAGCTCAATGGCAAAGGGGATGCTGCCGGGGTAATTAAGCCCCGCCACCTTGCCCGCCACCAGCTGACCAAACACTTCGCCATCACGCAGCCAGCTGCGGGCTACCATGCGCTCCATCTCGGGCCGGCTGAGGCGGCCGGTTACTTCCGGCTTGAGCGACCACTCGGCCCAGGCCTTGCGAATGTCGGTGGCCAGTCCTTCGTGCACTTCACCGGTAATGCTGAGCGGCTGCGGCTCTATCTGTATGCCGCGGGCACCGATAATCCGCTCTTCCATTTTGTCGAGCAGGCCGATCACGATATCGTGGTTTTCGTCCAGCCAGCGGGCCTGTTCACGCAGGCTGCGGCCGGCGGCAAACACCGCCTGGTTGCCGCTGCGGTGCTCGCGGTTAGCTTTATGGGTGCGGCTGGGGTTGGCTGCCTCATAGCCGTACAACTCCAGCCGCTTGCGGGCACGACTGGCAGCCCAGCCCGGGGAGAAGCCGCCAATGATCTTGTCGAGCAGCTTCATACAAATTTCGCCAGACTGTATTGGGGCCGGGTTCGGGCCCGCGGGTTCAGCTGCGCCAGCCTGCTTTCCACTTCATGCCGACCTTTGCGGATTTCACTCAGGTTTTCCCGCTGCAGCTGACGACCATTCCACGCCACAGTTTTGCCGGTGAGAATGTCTTTTTCTGCCTGCAGGTAGCTAGCCAGCAGCTCTTCCAGATCGGTTTTAGTCATAACCATCCGCCTTTGTTAACGCCGCCCAGCCAGCCGTTGCCCGTTGCGCGAGCAGCGGGGGGTGGCGGTGCGGCAGGTTTAATGGGTTTGGGCTCGTCGTTCAGCCCGGCAATGGGCCGGTTTAGGTTCCAGCCAAAGTGCTGTTGGCCAATACGGCAGGCAGCCAGGGAGTACACTGCGCAGTCAGTGGGTTCGTTGCGGGCATGAGCCGGGTTAACCCAGCGGTAAACCCGTTTGCCTTTCACAAAGTCCAACTTCTTTAGCTCGCAGGTCAGTCCCTTGAAGTAATCATCATCGGCCCAGTCGGCAATGGGGTGATGCCGGTAACCGGGGTTAGGCTTATCCATGCCGCTTGGTACCAGCGCCAGCCGGCCGTAAAGCACGTCTTTGGCGTTGTCGGTGCCCACCTCGGTGAGGTACACGCCCTTGCGGGTGCGTTTGCGGGGAAAGCTGGCAATGGGTTTACCGTAAACACTCGCCCCTTTGATGGGGAACCACTGCATGGGCCGTTGCTTGCAGAAGCTGTACACCTCATCGGTGTAGTGACCACCGGAGTCGATGCAGGCCAGCTTGATGTCCATCAGCTGACCATCTTCTCGGGTGTACTGGTGAGTCAGCTGCTCGCGCAGCTTGTCCCACAGTTCCTGCCGGCCGGGGTCACCGTAGAGCCGGAAGTAGTGCACCACCCAGTGCTCTTCACCCGCGCCCCAGGCGGTGATCTCCCCTTCTATGCGATCGTCCTGCACGTCCACGCCGGCACTGAGGTAGTGCGCCGGCTGGGGCACTTCAGCCCGCCACAGCTCGCGGCGGCCGGCAATCACTTCCCATTCCAGTTTTGCGCCATCGGTGTCGTCGAAGGTTTCGCCCAGGGTGGTGTTGGTGAAGGTTTTCAGCTTGCCCGGGTCGTCCTTGGCCTTGAAGAAGTCCTTCACTATCTGCGCCCAGGTGGTGAACGGGCTATAGGCGGTCCAGATGTGAAAGGTTAAATCACCCGGCACTGGTGCAGGCTTGCTGCCGGAGTCCAGCCAGGTAATGCCGTCCTGTGTTTTCAGGCCGGTGTTATCGCAGATCCACCAGCCGTCTTTCTGGTCCAGTTCACTTTGCTGAATAACGCAGCCATTGTGCTCGCAGCAATAGTAAGCGGTGTTCGGCTTTCCCTTTTCCCACTTGATGCCGAAGTCACAATCCGGCCCGCCCCACTTGAGGGTTTGCAGCTCGCCGCAATGCGGGCACGGCACATGAAAGCGCATCAGGTGGGACGACTCGCTGGCCGCCCGTTCTATCTGGCACTGACCGGCCACCTTGGGGGTGGAGCCGCGAATGGACTTAGGAAAGGTCGAGCCTTCAATCCGCTTGTCACCCAGAAAGGTGGGCGAGCCTTCTTTCTCAATATCATCATCAAACGAAGCGAGCTCGTCGTAGATGATGAAGTCGAATGATTTTTCCCGAAAGTTGCGGGCCGCCTTACCGCCCAGAATTTCCAGCCCGTTGCCGTTGGCAAAGCGCTTCATGCTAAGGGTGTTGTTACGGTGCCGCTTGCCATACCAGGGAGCGAGCGCCAGCAGTGCCGGCACGTCGCGGATCATCGGCTCGACGTGCTTTTTCATAAACGCATCAGCGTCCGAGTCGGTGGGCTGGTAGATGCCACCATTACGGCGTTTGTGCTCCAGAAAGTAGGCCGTTACTCCCAGCAGCATTTTGGTGTAGCCGACCCGGGCCGACTTGATGAAGTTCACTTCCCGTATGTCGTCACTGCCCATGGCGTTGACGATGGCCACCTGAAACGGCAGCGTTTCCCAGCGTCCTTCCTGGTAACTGGATTCCTTCGACATGTAGTAGTGGTCGTCCAACCACTCTACCGGCGTTAAGGGTTCAGGCTTGTATAGTGCGCTGAGCCCGAGCGCAACCGCACGGCGCAGCGAATCAAGTTGTGCGGTCGAGATAATCATCAAGCAACTCCGGGATCATGGCGTCGAGCCCGGCAGCTAAGTTCCGGGCCTTGGCAATTTCCCTGGTGAGGTACTCGATGTGTCGGGTCTCCAGTTCCGGAAAGCGCCGCCGCATGCTGAGCGGTATGGTGTCGAGGGTGCTGCCCACTTCGGCGGCAATGCGGGTCAGAGCAAAGGTAGAAAACTCAGTTTCCACCACTGACCGGCGCTCTTTTTCGTTGTCCAGCTCCTGCGCATCGGCGCGGGCTTTGGTTAATCGCCAGTTCTGAAACTCAATGGCGTTCTCATCAAGATCTTCGGCAGAGCCAGGTTGTTGTTTGGCGCGATCATTTTCGAGCCGGTTTTCAATCACCACACGAGCATCGTAATAAACCGAGGTGCCGATCTTGGCAATGGGCTGAACACCCCATTTATCAAAGGCTTGCACGCTAATTCCACAACTTGCAGCCATCTGTTTTTTGTTCAGCCAATGGGGTTCAGGCTGCGCTTTTTCCGGACGCTTTTTCTTATCCGACATAAACAACAACCAACCTCATGAAATTTTCACAAATAGCCAGAACCCGCGACTGTGCAGACCCGTAGACGGGCTACCCCTCGGGAGTACCTTTTTGTTTTGAGGTAGAGATTTCCCTCAGTATGGTCTGGCAAGCCTGCAGCTTGGCGGTGTCGCTGGTCAGTCCGGCTCGGAGACGGTGATAAGCGCGTCCAGCAGCAGCACTGAGTTCGACGGCGGCTCCATCACCCAAGCCGGTATCGCCGGTGGTGCCGGGCACTGGGCAACTGGCAGGACGCTTGGCGAGGATGCGCAGCCGCTTAACGCCAGCATCCACAGCGTCCCGCAAGTTATCGTTATCTTGTTGCGCACGGCTCAGCTCCTTGGTGTGCTGTTCATCCAACTGAATGATCTGCTGCTGCAGGCTCTCGGCCTTACGGGTGGCCCGCGCAAGCTCGGCGGCGTTGGCCTGCTCCATTGCAAGCAACTGCTCGGCATGGTCACGGCGAACGCTGGCCAGCTCGGCGCTCAGGCGGTAATGCTCAACGCCCCAGGCCAGCAGGGCGGCCAGTGCCGCCGGTGCCACATAGGGCAGCGCCTTCATCATGCGCGGTACCCTCGGGGCAACTGGAAGTGCGGGCCATCCTTGAAGCTGGTCCAGTCGCCGCCCCACTCAATGGGAATGCCCAGTTCGGCGGCGGCCAGCTGCATGGCCTCGGCAATCTTGTGGTAGAGCGGCCAGTCCCAGCGCACCCCACCCACCCATGCGGCCAGGTCCACCGCATGGGCGTAACCGTCTGCCTGAGGCAGATGCAGACTGTTCATGGTCTGGCTGGCCCCACGCTTCACCAGCTCCTGCTGGCGTTCCTTGGTGCGCACGCCCTCAGTCACCATGAAGTCAACGGTCGTCAGCGCCAGCGCCTTGCGCACCACCGCCATCAGATCCGGGTGAACACCCTGCAGGTTATGCTCACTGCGTTTGCTGAATCGGAATGTCATTTGTCTTTCTCCCCCAATACCGGAAACCGCTTGCGGATCACGTCTTCAATCAGGAACAGGGCCCGGCCACCCATGTGGCCGGCAATGCCTGCGGTTACCGCCGTGGCGTAGAACGAGAGGCCCATTTCGTGGCAGATGTAGGCACTGAGCAGGCCGGCAAAACCGGAAATGGCCCACTCGCCCATGAGCTCGGCAGCACTGAACACATGGTTCTTGTTGCGCCTGGCCCGGGATATGTAGTTAGCCGTGCCGCCCCAGACAGCCAGCAGGATGAACCAGAGATAACCCCAGAGCGGGCCGCCGTCCTCCGCCAGCCGCTGCAGCAGTGGTATTTTTTCGTTTGGCATAGATGGCCCGTGATGCTGGCTACAGAAACAGAAAAGCCCGCTCAGTGGCGGGCTTAGATACGAAAAAGCCCCGGCGAGTGCCAAGGCTTGAAAATATTTTTGTCGCTTCGGGCGCAATTACCGAGCGTACTTGAATGAGGCTACCAGCTGGACGGCCATACAGCAAGTATATTTATACATACTGTTTAAATTAACACTGGCCACATCGATGTTTGTGGTCGCAAATTACTCTAGGGTCAGTCCACCTTGCTCAACCAAAGTGACGTCGCCTTCGGCAAACAGGGTGGCGGCCACCGCCTGGGTCAGTCGCCAAGACACCACATCGCGCTTGCCGGTGACTGCCTCATAGTCGTCCAAGGTGCGGTAAAAGTTCAGCTGGATCGGCTTCCCTGCTTTTTCGATTTGCTCAGTTCGAAGCTCAAGCAGCTGGTAGCGCATATCTGTCAAGTTACGGATCTGGTTGGCCACATCGTCTGGCACAGGGCTGCGGCCGCTTTCCCAATATTGCCAGCTGCGGGGCGACACATCGCCGATTTCGCGGGCGGCCTCGGAGACTTCCAGCATTAGCAATTTGCGCAGGGCTTGCAGTTCATAATGGGTCATAAGTTCTTCCAGGGCGAAGCCCCGCGCAGTAGCGGGGCGGGGATGATTATTCGGTGTCGGCGGCGGCCAGTTTCAAGCCATGATCTACTGCGACGCTCTCGCTGAATACTGCGCCGGCGGCGCTTAGGAACTCAAGCTGGGCTTCTAGGTCATCAGCTGTCATGCCTGCCGAATCAACAAAATCTTTAGCGGCACTCCAGGCGTATTGACCAGCAAGTATATCGGCAGTGAACTCAATGCCTTCCATTCCCTCGCAAGTTCCTTCATTGATCAGTTCAACGACTTGTTCAATGGAAGTGGCGTTTTCGATAGCGTTGCTGAGATAGATAGTCATGATGTGTCTCTCTTTAGAGGTGATTCGAGCCAATCTCGAATCTGGTTCCATCTTAGTTCGCAATTGCGAACAGTGCAAGAGATAAAGTAAAGAAAATACAAAAATCAGCCAATCTGCTTCCTGGGGGTTAACGGTGAAGCGTGGGGGCGAGCTTTTATCTTGCCGCCAGCTCAAACATTCTCGCAGCCACCCACATTTCCCCACGTTCAATATCCCGCGCCAGCCGTTCCCGGTGAACCTTGGTCACCCGCGACAAATGGCGCACCGAGGCCGAACACACATAGTGCTGAAACATCAGCTCGCGCAGCTCTTCATCGAATCGGCCTAATTCAGCCACGGCGCGGTCTACCGCCAGCGCGATGTCGTCGTTCCACTCGCCCCGGTAGGTGCGGCTCTCCCACTCCACGGCATCCATCATGCCCATGGCCACGGGGGCATATTCGGTACCCAGGCGGCAGCGGGCCCAGATGCCCCAGTTCTCCAGCAGTTGTTTCACCTGTTTCATGCGCACCCCCTTATTCTTGTTCGTAATGAATCGCCACCAGCAGGCGGCCGGGCTTACATACTTCGCCCCGCTCAACCAGCAACCGGTCTATCTGGCTGTCGTCCTGCCACACACCGGCGTGGGTGAGCGCATCCAGAGTGGCTTTAAGAATGTTGTCCAGATCACGGGCCCGCCGATCCGGTGCCTGCGCCACCACATCCACCCGCACACGGCCAGCCAGTTGTTTGTTGCCACGTTGCGCCAGCACGGTTCGCGCCACCAGCGCACGATAATCACGGCCGGACTTGCTCAGCAGCGTGCGCGGTTTACCCTTCACGGCCACATTGCGCCAGATTTGATTAGTGGACGGCGGCCACGGCAGTTCCAGTGAAATCATCCAAACACCCCCAGCCCTGCGGCTTTGTTGATGGTGGCCAGCACATGATCCAGTTGCGAGCCGTGTTCCCGCTCCCACTGCTGCCAGCCCTGGTCGTGCAGGCGCATATGCTCCCGGTGGCACAGCGGAATGGTCAGCAGGTCGTGGGTCTTGGTCGCCATGCCGGAATGGCCGTGGCCGATCAGGTGATGGGCTTCCACTGCCTGATTGGTACCGGTCACCACACACGGCTGGGAACGCACGAACTTGAGATAGGCCTCACTCTGCCAGCGGGTCAGTTTGGGCCGCAGCATGTACATAGCTGCCGGCTCCGGATCCACCGAAAACTTGATCGGCTTAACCATGTTGCGCACATCCGCAATATGGTCCTGAGTGTCGTAACGGGCGTCAGTGTCCCTCCAGCCCCAGCCGGTATCCCGCTCAAGCGGCTTGCTTTGTCGCCCCAGTGCGCTACGCGCCAGCCCTTCCGGCAGTAGGCCGTGCACCCCATGCGCTGCCGCCCACCAGGCCAGCTCCGCCACACTCACCTCACTGGCACGGTTGCGGCCCACAAACTCCGCCACCTGCGCCAGCCCAAAAGCCAGCACACGCCGGTCGGCTGCCTGCACCAGTTCAGTGATCGGCGCTTTGCGGTGAGCATTGTCGTGATGCCAGCACACCGGTACCGGATACAGGCCGTCAGTCCAGGTAATGCCACCGGCGCAATCATCCCCATGAATAGCGCAATGGTCAGCACGGCCCTGCCACGTTTTAAACCGCTCAGGGCAACCCAGCACCTGGGCCACAGCGCCATGGCGAAAGAACGTAAGCGCCAGCTCGTAGTTCATGCCACCCTCAGGGCGACCCGGGCGATTGATCACCCCAACACGGTTACCAGCCAGCTCTTCCGGTGCCGGCTGCAGCAGCACTGTATTTTTATCCAGTATCGAACGAATAGCAGAATAATCCCCATCGGTCGGGCGGATCAAAATCAAATTCAGCGCGTCGTTAAACTCCGCATTGGCCAGCAGTGCCTGGGTCATGCCGCCCCCTTGTTGCGGATCTCCAGCGCCAGCTTCAGCGCCTCATGGCTCACCGAGCCCCGCAGTTCTTTGCTCTCTTGGGATTCAGCCATGGCCAGCAGCTCACTCAGGCTGGTGACCAGACCGGTGTTCACAGCACGGCGCAGGCTGGCAGCACGGTCTCGGCTGCGGTTCAGTGCCAGCTGCTCATTGGTTTGCCGACGCATCATGCTGGTTTTGGCCTTCTTTCGTTTCCAGTTCATTCTGCTGGTATTCATTCTGCGCTCTTCCCCCGGTAGTAGTTCAGCCAGTGTCTGGCTCTTTGTTGTTTTTGTTCGTTCATGCTGTTCAGTGCGTTGGTTACCTGGTAGCGGGCAATCCACCCCTTGCGCAAGCTGTACACCTGCAGTGCGGCCCATGCCTCCAACTGAAGGTCTTCTGCCTGCTCCGGCGTCTGCTCGGGGTTGGCCACGTTCTGCCACTTGCCGCTATATCGGCCAGTCGTCATCGTCGTCGCTCTTGCACATGATCCGCAGCTCCATAATCAGCAGCGCTACCACCACCAGCCACATCACAGTGACTCCAACCCTTACCAGCTCACTCATGCCCCCACCACCTCGGTGGCGTAACGCTGGGCCAGCCAGTCCACCCCTTTAGACGTCACCTTGGTCTGCATCCAGCTGTGGCCATTGGCCTCGCCGGTCTTGATCCGGAACAAACCCTTATCAATGAACTCCTGCTTGGGTACCAGGGCACCACCGGAGCGATAGAGAATGCCGTCTTCCGCCAGCAGCCGGCTGAACTTGATCGGGCCGAAACTCAGCATTTTGGCCACGTTGCTCAGGTTCTGCAGGCCGGTGGCGTCTACATACCGATCCACAAAAGCCACCTTGGGGGCTGCCTGCGCCAGCTGAGCCTGCTGCTGCTCCAGTCGTTCGGCCTGCTCGGCGGCCAGACGCAGGGCCTCGGCAAATGTGGTCGGCAACTTCGGGCCCTCGGCGGCATATCGCTCCAGCTCACGCCAGCGATCAACAATGACTGCCCGATACCGAATGCTGTAACCCGCCATCAAGATGTCGCACTCGCGGCGCGGCAGGTTGAAGCACTCGTACTGCTGGCCATTGTCGGCCCGGTACACTCCCGAAAATTGGGGAGTGGGCAAATCCAGCTCCTCCAGCATCTTGCGAATGTCGCGCATCACGTGGTCGTGCCGCTTTTCGCAAAGCTCGGCAATGTCCATGCTGCTCATAGTCAGCTCGGCTGACCGGTTTATCAGTTCGTTCATGCAGCTCTCCTTTCACCAAACAGCACCAGCCGCACCAGCTCCCGCTGCCGATCACTGGTTGTTACCCGATACCAGCCGTCACCCATGGGCACCAGCTCACCCGACTTCACCAACGCACCCAGTGCCGAGTTGCCCGTGGGCTGGCTCATGCCCAGATCACGCAGGGCCTGCCGGCGTTGAAGCTTGATCCGCCCCGCAATGTAACGGCGCAGCTTGTCGTTATTGCTCACGCTCACCCCCTCAGCGCCAGCCAGGCATACACCAGCACTACTGTCAGCAGCAGGCTGCCAATGGTCATCTCATCCATCACCACCCCTCCCCGCTCACCTTCACGCCACGGGCGCGATACTCTTCGGCTACCCGGGCTGCCTCCTGCCGGACCTGCTCGTCGGTTGCCTGCTGTTCGGCACACCACAGCCGGCTTTCGGCCATCATGCGCACCGCCGCAGGGCTGATGCTGGCAGTAACCGCCGGGCGCTCTGCCCGCTGCTGGTGGCCCATCAGCTCCCGGCAACGGTTGGCCAGCTCAATCGGCTTGGGCATAAACTCCCGCTCGCTCTCCACCTCGGCCTGCAGCGCACGGCGAATCAGCGCCGGAGTAAAGCCCTGGCCACACAGCGGTCGGGCATAGCCCTGGGCAGCACCCTGCAGGTTCTCACCCACCTTCTTGGCCTCCACCGGCCAGTGGAAAATCATCTCGGGCAGCAGCTCACCAGTCATGAACAGCACCAAAGACACCATGGATTGCTCTTCGGTACGCACCGCACCGGCAGGACGAAACTCAGCAACTTGGTTCATGGGCACCTCCCTCAAAACACCGTGTTGTCGTCGTAGGCAGGGCCATGCTCCGCCTGATAGGCCTGAGACTGGGCCTGTGCTTGCGCCACCGCGCTGGCAGGACGTTTGCGCTCGAACCCTTCCCACTGGCCGTTGATGCAACGGGGCCGGCCAATGCTGTGCCAGCGCTGGGCCGCGTTCAGGTAAGACACAAACTTCTCGGTGCCGAACAGGGTGGATGGGCGCAAGTATTGGGACCATTCAGGGCTGTCACCCCAGTGCTCGTGCTTGAAGTCCACCACCAGCCGCAGGTCGTCCACGGCAAAGCCCTCGTTCAGGCGGCCGTTGATGGGCTTTTTGCTGGTCTGTTTTTTCTGGTAGCGGCTGCCGGTTACCTGATTCAGGTGGTCAATCACCACATCAGCGCCAGCAGGGGCTTGCTCTGCATGCGGTTCGGTTTCGCCAGAAACCGGACAAGGCTGGTTACTCAGATCTTTAACTTGTTTAGTTGTTTTATTGTTTAGATCTTCGGCGTGTAATTCGGCGTGATAATCCGCACCTAATTCGGCAGCATCACCCTCTGGGGCCAGTGGTGGCGCGGGTTTTAAATCGGCGTCGAAACCTGCGGAATAGGTTTCTGTAATTCCGCGCTGATAGTCGTCGTAATTGGTCAAAGTGACTTGGCTGTAACCACGAGCGCCCCGCTTGGTGAACAGGCTGATCATGCCCTCACGCTCAAAGTATTCCAGAGAGCGGCGAGCGCTGTCTTCAGTCACACCACAGGCCTGCGCCAGCTGCCGGGCAGAAGTCACCACCTGGCCACGCTTGCGCTGCAGCACGTTGCGGTTAAAGGTTACCTCGCCCGCCTCAAAGCCGGCCTCCATCAGCAGGTGGATCCACACACAAAAGCGCTCAGGCTGCTGTTTAAAGGGCGCGTCTTGCACACTGCGATAAAGCAGCACAAACCCGCTGCGTTTGTTCTCGGCCACCTTATGCCCCCGCTCTTTAACGGGAGTCGTTATTTGCGCACGGTTCTCGGCTCTCAGAGCCACTACGTTACTCATTGCGCCCTCCCAGGGTGTTGGCCAGTACCAGATAACCCAGCAGCAGCGCGTTCATCCTGCGGGCTTCTTCAACCAGTGCCGCAAACGAAATGCCCCTGCCATGCCGAAGGGTTGGCCATTGTGATTTGTTGTGTTGTTCGCTATTCTTTTGCATATCAATCGCTCCGATTGGTTGTTGATTAAGCCCGCATCGCCGCCAAGCATCAGCGGGCTTTTTCTTGCCTGACATTCAGGCCTTAACTCGGCTGGCCGCCAGTTCACGCACACTGGCCGCCACATCGGCCTCCAAATTCAGCAGCTCGCGCACTGCGTTCTGCACGGCAGCAGTAATAGTCCTGTGCTCCTGCGGGTCGATTACCCCGTCTTTACGGGCCTCGCGCATTTCATAAAACACCGCGCCCATCACCTCGTTCACCAGCATCACCTGGTCGGCCAGCTCTTCGTCGGTGCTCTCGCCGGAGGGCACCGCCACCAGCGCCTTGCCCCGGCTGTGGGCCCAGGCCTCCAGAATGGTGTCGTCGTCGGCCAGCTCGGTAATGGCCACCGCTTCCGCCAATGTCAGGTGGTGGCTGTCGCAATCTGGATTAAGCTTATTGCTGAGGATGTTGCCGCTCTTGCCCAGCAACCGCGCCAGCTCACTGATGTTGTGCTGCTGGCCCAGCAGGTAAGCCGCGGCTAGCGGGTCGTTATGTGAAACTCGTTTGGGGCTTCTCGTGTTTTTCTTGCGTGTCGCTGTCATCATGGTCTCAGTTGAATAAGTGGACGATTAACTGGCTGTTACTTTTCTTTATCAGCAGGTAGCTCACCGCGAAGTGCCATGAGCTCAATTTGGGTTGCTCGATACTGAGGTATCTCGTTTTCATCCCACTGGTAGATCGCCTCTTTGGTGATCCCCAGCATCTGCGCAGCCAGTGCAACTTGTCGTTTAGGGTCGCTTGAGAACTTGCTCAGCGCTTCTGCCTTTTTCATTGCTAGGGCCTCAAATTTGATAAGCATACTTATCTTAAATGACAAAGCATACTTATGGCAACAGGATATAAGCTAGCTTATATTTCTTAACTGAGGGGTTCGGATGGAAACGGCTGGCGAGCGAGTTAAAAAACTCCGCAAAGAGCATGGTCTAACGCAGGCTGAGTTAGCCAAAAGAGTCGGCGTGAAGGCCCCATCTGTCACTCAGTGGGAGACAGGCAAAACCAGTCTCAGCGGCGAGAGCCTGCTTAAGGTAGCCAAGATTCTGGGTGTATCTCCTGACTACATCCTGCATGGCGGCAAGCTCACCGGCAGCAACATCGCCACCGGCCCCGAGATCAAAGGCAAGTTCCCGCTGATCAGCTGGGTGGCCGCCGGCACCTGGCATGAAATTACCGAAGTTCACCCGTCCGAGGCCTCGCTGTTCCCCTGCCCCGTTAACTGCAGTGACCGCACTTTTGTGCTGAGAGTGCAGGGGGTGAGCATGGAGCCGTTGTTCCGTGACGGTGACCTGATTTTTATTGATCCGGAAGCCGAATGGCGGCATGGCAGCTATGTGGTAGCACGGCTGGATGACCAGAACGAAGCGACATTCAAACAACTGATAATCGAGGGCGGCCAGAAGTACCTCAAGCCGCTGAACAAGGACTGGCCCGAAAAGATCATCCCCATTAACGGCAACTGCACCCTAGTCGGCCCCGTGGTGTTCTCCGGCCGGGCGTTTTAACGGGCATTTATGAACTATATCCAGATAAAGGAAATCATTGAGCAAGCCAATGCAGGTAGCTCGAATCCCTACCTTTGCCAGGGTATGGACGATGTTACCTATATGGTTAAAAGCCCGGACAGCCTACCTGCGGAACAGTTGGTTTACGAATGGGTTAGCGCCGGCCTGGCAAGAGCCTTTGGGTTACCCTGCCCCACTCCCGTGATTATTTACGACTTTGGCTGCCTATGGTCGCTGCAAAGTAACCTTTCATGGAGCAGCAACCACGATTACTCTTTCGCCATGCCGTTCGTGTCAAACGCAATGGACATGACGTACGCCCAATCATTGGAACTAGACAGCAACTTCAAGCGAGATCTATTTATCTTTGATTACTGGATACAAAACGCCGATCGAATGCTTTCTAGTCACGGTGGTAACGTCAATCTGCTGTACGACAACGCCCAGAGAAAGCCAGTGGTTATCGACCACAACTTGGCATTTACCCCCGGCTTTGTCCCAAATACTTTTTCTCATGAACATGTTTTTGGCTATGATAACCGCCCTGATTTCAGGATTGACCTGGTTGATCAGTGTGACCTTGGCCAGCGGCTGGATACGGCCTTGGGGAGCCTGAACACAATAGTCGCCAGCATGCCGGAAGAGTGGCATGATGAGGCAAATAACCGGTTAAGCTGCGACGTTATCGACGATCATATTCGCCCTATACTGGAGAAATGTAACAAGCCAGACTTCTGGCAGGATGTGGAGCCATGACTTACCCAAGCCTATACAGCATTGTGCAGTTCAAGCCCTACCGGGAAACCGATGAGTTCGCCAACATCGGTGTTGTACTGTGCTGCCCGTCCGCTGGCTATTTTGGATTTATGATCAACAATCGCAGCTTTGCACGCATCAACCACTTCTTTGAGCACCTTGAACTACCGGTACTGCGTGAAGCAGTTCGTTATGTCACCAGAGAGCTTGAGCGGGTGCAACAGCTAGCTTATTCACTGAATGCCGAGTCACTGAAAAGCCTGTTTGCCGAGGTCACCAAAAACCGTGAAGGCATCATGCTATTTAGTGCAGCCCGCCCCATCATGCTACAAGGCGCTCTTGATGATGAGTTAAAGGCACTGTATGAACACCATGTTGGCCACAGCTTCGCACAAAAAGCAGCCCCCCAAGTGTTACTGGAACGGCAAATGCGCCAAACACTGGTTGAGCATGAGCTTGCCAGATTCTACAAAGGTAGCACGCTGACTGACGGCTTAGTAGAAGCCAAAATACCGTTTGTAAGCCAGGGTAAGCTGGGTGTGCTTGGTGCCATCAAGCCGCTAAACCTGCAGCACGACTCGCCCACTAAGATTATTGAAGAGGGCGACAAATGGTTTGGCAAACTGCGCAGACTGGTAGGGCATGGAGTACTGGAGGCAGGCAGGGTGTTATTGCCCTTGGCCATGCCGACCGCTAACACAAAGCTGACCAATGCGGCCAAACTGGTGGCCGATGAGTTTAAGCGGGAACGCATGGTAGCCATTAACGCTAACGATGAAGATCACCTGCTGAGCTTTGCCCGCAGCCACGCTGAATAACAGTTAAAATGAAATACTTAATTGCCCGCCCCGTGCGGGCTTTTTCATGCCCACCCTGCGACAGAATATGGCACACTACAGACTCACTCTGCGCCGCACTGGCGGCAATACCATTACCACGGAGCACTATCAGCATGAACATCTTGAGGTGGCTCACTCTGTCTTCAGCAATATGGCTTATGGCGGGTTGCGCTGCGCCTCCCTACAACTATCAACCCCAAATAAAAGATGGGAAGTTAACCACCGCCGCGCTCTACATTAAAGAAGACATCGTTAACTCAATGGCTTACATCATAACCTCTGGCTTTGCAGTAAAATCAGGAGAGGATGCTAACTCATCATATTATTCCGTTAATAACCCGATAATCACCATGGCCGGCCTAAAGCCAATCACAGTCAGATACGGACTAATGCTTCAGAATCAAGCTCCTACCGCAGTGCTTAGAGTGCCCAAAACACCCAATGGGGAAATTTGCTTCACGCGAGCAACAGCAAACTGGGCATGTCATAAAGCAGAAAATTATGAAATCACCGAGCTTGCCGTAAAAGTTCAGTAATCATGATATGGATACCAAGCCCGCACCAGGCGGGCTTTTTTGCGCCTACCGAATGCCGGACTGCTTCAGATGAGCAACCCAGGTTTCCTCATCCAGAATTTGCAGGGCGGTCTGGTAGCGTTCCCGGTACTCCAGCGCCTTCTCGATTTTGCGTCCATGATTGGAAAAGCGCCAATCGCGAGAAGACAAAGTGCCGATCACCAGATAATCCAGATCCTTAACAACGTTGGTCTTTGCCGCCGCGCCCAGCATAGCGGCTCGCTCCTGGCACTGCTTGCGGGTGCCGGAAAGAAACTGGCCAGTAAAGCAAATTGAGGCTCCCTCCAGTGATAATGTCGGGTTTATATCTACCGGTAGCCGGGTGGCCATGCCATCAGCTGCGCCGTCTTCCAGTGGGTTGCCAATGTAACGCTCTATGGCCTGAGCCAGAGCCTGGCGTTCGTCTTCGGTGATCTGGCCGTCGGCCAGGACCTTCTGCACCAGGGCATAAAGTTCGCGACCGGGGAAATTCGCCTTCAGCTGAATGTTCTGCCCCAGCCACCAGTCGAGATAGCGCACCTCGCCGTCGTTCAGTAGCCGGTTGGCCATTACTCCCTTGCACAGCCCTTCCAGTAGCAGTTTGTCGGATTCTTCCGAGTAAAAATCCACGCTGGGCATCTCAACCACTGCCCGCAGCAGTGAAGGTAGCACCTCCTGCAGATGCGCCAGCTCGTCGGCAGTAATAATGCCGTCTTCCAGCACGCCTTCGATCTGTTTGCACAGACTGTCGAAGGCCCAGTTGCCCGCAAGGGTGCTGGCATCCTTCAGCCAGGTGTCGAGGTAAATCACTTCCTGTTCGTCGATATGGCCGTCGGCCAGTATGCCGTCGAGAATGCCCACCAGGTTGTTGAGCAGTTTGTCGCGATTGCGCCAGTAGCCAAAGGCCGCCACCGGCTGGCCGTGTGCGTCGTATTGAGTCATCCGTGCTTTCCTTGTGACAGAGTTTATCCATACCCGCTTGGGTAACCGCCAGTATAGCCAGCCATACCCGCTCCCCGCCCCGATCCAGCTCAAACCAAGCGTATTTAGATTTCCCTCAACCAGCACAAAAATAAGAAAACTTACTAAGCCTGCTTGACTCAAAAGATAAGCATACTTATATTGTTAGCCAAGCCACCACGGCACCGCTCTTTAACAACCCGACCCACGCGAGGCAGTCGCCATACCCGGGCAGCAATGTTCGGACCCCTACCCGGTTCGCCAGGACAGGGAATAACTGCCGAAGTCTCCGCAGGAGTTGGGCCTGCGTGAGCCCGCCCCCAGGCTTGGGGGCAACGGCAAGGCCACTTGGCATTCGTTACTTGTGACAGGGTTCGAATCAGGGGGCTGAGTGGCCTTACCGTTGAACAAGGGAGGATATATGGACGAGAACAGCAAACCGGATACCTGGCAGCTTGAAAAAGGCGAGCGGGTGTTACCGAAACCGCTCACCGAAGAACGGGTGCGCGAGATAGTGCGGGATGAGCTTTCCAGAGTTGAGCGCTGCAATGAAGAACAGCTCAAACAGTTAACCGAGAAAGCTCAGGAAACAGTAGAAAAGTTACTCAAGGAGCAGCTTGAAAGGCAGACCGCTAGAAAACGTCGCGAAAGCTCCTGACGGTTTGCAGGTAGGCCATGGTGAACTCTGGGTCATCAAATTGCTTCACCACTTCCTCGTTCGCAAGCACCGTTTTCAGCCCTTCATTCACAGAAGGGTTATCAATCAAGGTGATCAGCACAGCCAGAATTGACTCTAAAGCGCTGACTTTGCCCGCAAGCTCTGAATTTGCAACCAGTAAATTGGAAACCTGAGTGTTGACGTCCATCGTTTTCTCCGTGTGTTGTTTGTCGTTTGCATCCCAACCATATCACGGCGCTGGCCCGGCGTAATGGGCAACCAGTTTCCATGTGCAACGCCCCGCCCAGCTGGAGGTGGCGGGTTGAGTAACACCAGCAGCCAAAGCCTTCTACTCCTTTTGAGAAGACATCCCGAAGGTGATTTGGCCGACCGCTCCACGTCACGGAGCGCCAGTCACAACAAGAATGGAGCCATGGTAGTATGACAGCCTGCTCCAACAAGAGGACATAATGTGATTTCCAATCTGGACGCCAGCTCTTTTTATAGAAGACTGAACCGTGTTCTTTTTCCTTCCTGTCCCATTAAGTCAGAAGAAATGCTGTTTGGCCGTGGAAAAGATATGGCCAATATTGAAGCTGCGCTTTATGCCCCAGGTCGGCATGTCTTTATTTATGGTGACCGTGGAGTGGGAAAAACTTCACTGGCACACACAATGGCGTATAAGCTTCAGGAAGCAACAGACCCCATAGTGGTTGGCTGCGAACCCGACTCAACCATGGCATCCATTATTCAGGATGTTATTACTCGAGGCAGCCAGCCAGCGACTCATCACACCGAGAGTCAGCTCAAAGTAAAGCTTGGGATCGCTGGTACCGGCGCTGAATATCAGAAGTCTCATAAGCCGGCACCAGCAGCGACTCCTGTTACTAATGTTTCATCGGCAGTAAATGCTCTTTTTGCCTTGGAGCAACACCATTCACCTCATCCCTTTGTAGTAATCGACGAGTTTGACCAGATAACATCTGTAGAAGAAAGGCAAAAGTTCGGTGTGCTGATCAAAAGCATGGGAGACCAAGGCTGTAAAACCAAGTTTATTTTTACTGGCATTGGTGACTCCCTCATGTCACTGATTGGCGGCCATAAGTCCAGCGAACGACAAATTCATCAGACTAAACTTGATAACCTCTGTTGGGATGGCAGGGAAGATATTATCAAGCGGGCTTTTGGTGAATTTGAGATCGACATCGATAAGGAAACAAGGCTTAAGATTGCTGGCCTCAGCGACGGCTACCCACATTATGTGCACTTGATGTGTGAAAAAATCCTGCAATGTGCTTATGCCAAGCAAGAAAACGTGGAAAGTGTTGACAGGAAGTTATTTCTGGAAGGGTTAAGCGAGGCGGTTAATTCTGTATCAGAAACCCTCAAACGTGATTATGTAATGGCCACAGAAGGCCGTGAAGACATGTATCACCACCTGCTCTGGGCCATGGCCGATTCAGCAGACTTACAGCGCCATAAGAGCGCCATCATGGCTTCTCTTCATGCCATTTGTAAGCACCTCGATGTTGCCCAGCTGGAAAAGGCACAGTTCGATCGGCGGTTTAATAACCTCAAAAAAGAAAGTTTTGGGGAGATCGTTGTTCCGGCTTTGGGTAATCGCCCCATGTGGTACCGCTTCAAAGAAAACATGTTGCGCGGATACGTGCGCATGTTTGCCGAGAGTAACGGGGTAGAGCTGGACTTTTACCGGCATTATACCGCTATGGAGCCATCCGTTCGCACACCCACAGGAAAACAAAGGCATTATCAGCCGCTGACTGAAGTTGAACGGCTCGCATCCCAAAACCGAAAGTAAGACACAGCCTTCTCATCTAAAGGCCGGTAATCATAGCCGGCCAACACATTTCCCACCGCCAAGCGCATTCCCCCTTGTTCCGTTCCTTCTCAACACCTTGTTGATGGGAGTGCGTTTGGCGCTGGGCAACCAGCATTCAGGCATTACTGACAACTCTCGTTTTTGCCCGGTTCGCCCGGGCTCTTTTTACCCACAAGGACAAAGAGCATGTGGTTCAAGAACCTGCACATCTACCGATTTACCCGCCCGTTCACCCTAACCGCCGAAGAACTGGATGCCTACCTTGAAGAGCTCCCCTTCGCTCCCTGCAGTAGTCAGGAGTTAAGCCGGTTCGGCTGGGTGCCGCCACTGGGCAAGCAGGGCGAAACGCTGACCCACGTATCTGGCAACCAGATCCTGCTGTGCGCGAAGAAGGAAGAGAAGATGCTTCCCGGTTCGGTGGTAAACGACGAAGTAGCCGAGAAGGTGGAAGCAATGGAGGCCGAGGAAGGCCGGGCGCTGAAGAAAAAAGAAAAGGATACCATCAAGGAAGAGGTGGTCGTCAGCCTGCTGCCCCGTGCGTTCAGCCGTTATCAGCAAACCGTTGCCTGGATAAACCCGGATGCCGGCTTTATTGCCGTGGATGCGAGCTCCGCCAAACGCGCCGAAGATGTGCTGGCCCTGTTACGCAAGAGCATCGGCTCGCTGCCTGTGGTACCGCTGGCCATGACCACACCACCGGAGCTGACCCTTACCGACTGGCTGAAAGAGGGTACCGCCCCTGCCGGGTTCGCCTTGGAAGACGAGGCCGAGCTGCGCTCCGCCCTGGAGCATGGCGGCATCATTCGCGCCAAACAGCAGGATCTGCTCACCGACGAAATGAAAGCTCACCTGGACGCCGACAAGCTCGCCGTCAGCCTGGCACTGAACTGGGCCGACAGCCTGAGCTTTGTGCTCAAGGATGACATGAGCGTTCGCCGCATGAAGTTTTCAGAAGAGCTGCGCGAGCAGAACGACGATGTGACCAGCGAAGACCCCGCCGCCCGCTTCGACGCCGACTTTACCCTCATCACCGGTGAGCTGTCCCGCTTCATTGCCGATCTGGTCGAGGCCATGGGTGGCGAGGAAAGCGCAGCATAAACACACCACTCCCCAATCCGCCGTTCATTACCAACCAGCAAGGAGCGCCATCATGGGTTCTATCACGAAGACCATCAGCACCGAAGTAGATGTGGAAGTTGAAATCGACCTCGATGAACTAAGCAAAGAAGAGTTGCGCGAACTTGGCTTGATTACTGGCATTGACCTCGGCGATCCGCATGTAGAGGCCATGGTTTATGGCCTTAAAAATGGTGACCGGGAAGCAGTATTTCAGGCAGCCAGAAACTGGGTTCGCGTCCATAGTTCTTTATGTGTTTGAGGTCACCATGGACAGAGAATTACTCACCCTGCCCAAGGCTCAAATCAACATTGTTGCATTCGGCGAAGACGACGAGCTGCAAATTTCACTTAGGGGCGTGGGCAGCATCTTCACCTGGCCCCAGTTCTGCACCCTATACCCGCCCGGCAAGACAATTGCCCATCACCGGCTGCATGTGGAGTCACCGGACAGCCGGGTGGTGTTCACCATGGACATTAACGATGCCACCGAGGCTGAGCTGTTAACCGGCCTGCTGGCCGAGCTGAATGAGACACAATGAGCAAGCAAAGACTGACTGCTGAGCTGGACGCCAACCCCCGTTTTACCCGTAAAGAGGCCGCCGCTTATCTGGGCCTTGCAGAAAAAACCCTTGCGAACTGGGCCAGCACCGGCAAACAGAAAATTAAATACCACCGTTGCGGCAGAAAGACGATTTACATGAAAGCGGATCTTGATGCGTGGCTAGAAAACAATGCCTGCAACTAACCATGGATATGGAGCAAAGAATGAATATCGAAAAATTGATCATAACACCCTCTATGGCGGAGGGCTTGCTTAAAAAGAACACAGCAAACAGGCCTTGCTCTATGGATAGGGCCAAAGCGTTATCTGACGCCATGATTCGTGGTGAGTGGCAGTTTAACGGCGACACAATAAGGGTGGCTGATGATGGAACTTTACTTGATGGTCAGCACCGACTGAATGCAGTGATAATCTCAAAAATACCATTACCTGCAATTCTTATTACAGGTCTTCCAAGAGACTCTTTCAAAACAATTGATGGTGGAAAATCCAGAACAACTGGCGATAGGCTTGCAGTAAACGGAGTGAAAAATTACAACACCGTTGCGGCCGCAGCCTCTCTTTACATAAGGTGGAAAGGGTACGGAAACCCAACAATTGGAAGTCCAGATAAGAAGCCCACAAGCACTCAGATAATGGACTTCATTGATAACAACCCAATGATTCACGGATGCGCACAAAAAGCCCTGTCTAAATGGACAAAAAGATACTTAAGTTCAAGCAATTCAGCTTTTTGTCTTATGGCCTTCATGAATGATGATCCGAAATCAGCTTGCGGCTTTTGGGGTGAGCTAGAGAGCGGAATAATTTCACCTGGATTAACATCAACTTTGCTATTAAGGGACAGGCTCATGGAGGATCGCCTTAGCCGCACAAGGTTAACGCAAGCATACAAATTAGCCCTTACCTTCAAAGCTTACAGACATTACCGAGATGGGGTTAACACAAAAACCTTAAGGGTAAGACTGGATGGTCCCAATCCAGAAAAAGACATCTTCAAACTTTAAGGAGCGCAAACCGTGAGCCGAGACAGTTGGGCCACGCCATTGCCGGTGTATCTGGCCCTTGATGCCGAATTTGATTTTAAGGCTGACCTCTGCGCCAGCCACAGCAATGCCAAGCATCCCTACTACCTCACCGAAGCCGACGACGCCCTGAGCGATATGACCCCCTCACGGTTGCAGGTGTCCATCCCCGCCGGTGGATACGTCTGGTGCAATCCGCCCTATTCGGCCATTGGCCCCTGGGTAGAGCAGGCTATTACTTTGCAACGGGTTGGCATTGGCACCGTTATGCTGGTGATGGCAGACACCTCGGTCGGCTGGTACTACCAGGCCCTGCAGCACTGCAATGAAATTCGTGAAGTGGTAGCCGGCCGGCTGGCGTTCATCAACGCGCTCACCGGTGAGCCGGTATCCGGCAACAGCAAGGGAAGTACCATTCTGGTGTTCGACCCCTACGGCCGGCAAGGCAACCCACGGCGCAGTTACGTCACCCGGGCAGAACTACTGCAGCAGGGCCAGCGGTTAATTGACGATCCGGATCATCTGATTGCTGTTCATGGCCGGCCGGTGCCGTGGGATTTTGACGCGCAATCTACGGAGCAGCACCCGCTATCACCGGAGTCGGTGCCGTTATCTACGGAGCAGCAGCCGTTATCCACGGAGCTCACCGAGCAAGACGAGCCCACCGACTTTACCCCCGCCGATCTGTACCACCTTTGGATCAATGGCGAACTTCATGCCGACAGTTTTAACCACTTTATTGCCGCCCTGGTTGTGATGTTTGGCCGCTTGCCCACCTACAGTGTGCGCCAGCTGCGGGCCGCCCTGGTGGCTGAAACAGCAGACGGCGATAACCATGTGACTATATCCGGCCTTGATCAGCATCAGTGCAGGCAAATAGGTGCCTTTGGTCGCGCCCTTGGTCACTACGATGTTACCCAGGCAGAAAGCATGGCCGATGCCGTGGCCGAACTGGTGGCCCGCAACGCCATGAAAGACACCAGCATCATCGAAGTCATTACCCAGTTCAAAAAGCAACAAGAGGTTACCGCCTGATGTTTGCACCTCAGCACCACCGCACCCTGAAAGACATCGCCCGGGCCGACGGCCTGCTGGCCCGGCTCAAATACCACTACAGCCACCACGACCCCCGCGGTCGCTGGTTCTATCGCAACGGCCGCGAGGCCGCCCGCATTCAACAAATGCCCACCGGCAGAGTGCGGATTGATTTTGGCGTATCAGCATAGGAGACACCCATGGCCCAGCGCGGCATCAACAAAGTCATTCTTATCGGTCATCTGGGTCAGGATCCGGAAGTCCGCTATATGCCGAACGGCAACGCCGTGGCCACCATTACCCTGGCCACCAGTGAGACCTGGAAGGATAAACAGACCCAACAGCCGAAGGAGCGCACCGAGTGGCACCGGGTAGTGTTTTTCGGGAAGCTGGCTGAAATCGTGGGGGAATACCTGAAGAAAGGCAGTCAGGTTTATGTTGAGGGTAGGCTGCAAACCCGTAAGTGGCAGGACCAAAGCGGGCAAGACCGCTACACCACCGAGGTGGTGGTAGACATGGGCGGCACCATGCAGATGCTGGGCGGTAAACCCCAAGGCGGCAACCGACCACCCCACCCCGCCGACCAGGGCGGCCAGAACTGGCAACAACAGCAACCAAGTCAGCAACAAGCCAACGAACCGCCCGCCGACTTCGATGATGACATTCCGTTCGCCCCGCTCGGCCTGCAGTTCCCCGCCCTGCTGCTGGTGATGTAAGCATATGAGCGCCATGAACTTGACGAACACCGGCAAGCGGGATACCGTTATTGCATCCCTATCAGGGATGGAGGCGTCAGAACCTCTTAGATAACGCGGTATCCGCACCCGACAGCTATGCGGTTTTTTTGTGCCCGTGCCATGAGTTATGGCCGGGAGGGCGACGGATATAATACCCGCAAGGGGAAGAAGTCCGCCCAGCGTTATCTGGGTTCTGAACCTCCCGGCCGCCATGCCGGCGCACGTCAGAATGCTCCGGCTGGTGCTTTAAGCACTCATAACGGAGCGTTTATCATGAAAGCACTCGCATTTCACAACACCCAGTTCGATATCGTTGATCACCACGGAAAGCCTTGGTTAAGGGCAAACCAGATCGGTTTAGCCTTGGGCTACGCTGACGGTAAGGCCATTCAACGCATCTACACCCGTCACAAAGATGAGTTCACAGATGCAATGACAGGGGTGGTCAACTTGACCACTCCCGGTGGCGAACAAGAAACCAGAATATTCTCTTTGCGCGGTGCCCACCTGCTGGCCATGTTCTCCCGCACCGAAATGGCCGCCGAGTTCCGCCGCTGGGTGCTGGACGTGCTCGACCACCAACCAGTGGCACCGGCCCCCAGCCTCACCCACCGGCGCTGGCTGGTTCACTTCGACTTTGAAGGCAAAGAGCACGTCAGCCCGGTGGCGCAAAACGCCTTTATCGGCTCGCCCGAAGACTTGCTCAAGGCCATGACTGCACCCAACGGCCTGATGGTGTCTCCCGATGTGCTGTTCCAGTTCATTGAGGCGGCCAGCAAGCAGCTGCGCCACCGCTCCGCCTGGCGCGACGAACAACTTAAAAAAGCCCTGAAAGACAAAAAGTCTTAATCCCCCATCCCGACACATGTGCCCTGCTGCTGGTTCGCGCCAGCAGCACGGGTTCGTGCGTCCGTTTGCAAGGAGTTCCCCATGACGCCCCCCACAAACACAGAACCAAGAAGCAGCACAGAAATCATCATCAGCGCCCTGCACATCATTGCCCGTGATCTGGAGTTCACTGAATCGGCTGCCGTTTGCGAGGCCGCCGGCCGGCTGGAAGAGTTGGATCAGCAAGTGCGCCAGCTACAGGGTGACAACAAAGCCCTGAAAGAACAAAACCAATACCTGCGCCAGCGTCCTGATCTGCCGGTTGACCGGATTCCGGCATACAAAGCACATGCTGCGCGCATCACAGAGTTGGAAGAAAGCAATGAACGCTGGCGGAAAATCTATCAGGCCGAAGTGATTAAGGCCCAAGAATGCGAAGAATTGAGGCGGGAGTGGGAGGAACTGGCGGCGCATGCTATTGAATTGAAATCGGCGCTGAAAGTTTGCATTGATGTGTTTCGGCGATATGAGCAGCTGCTTTCAGCTAAACCGGACCCTATCAAAGCTGATGGCCACGCCAAAATTGCTGAGCAGGCAGAGCAAGCAATAAATGCAACCCCCGCGACCAGCCTGGCCGAAGTCCGGGCGCAGGCGATTGAGCAGTTTGCGGAACAGTGGGATTTTGAGCGCGGCGGAGATGGTGAGTTCGCAGTGTTCGCATGCAAGTACGCTGACCGCATTCGCAAGGAGGCCCAATGACTACCAACCATGAACAAGCAATTCAGCATCTGGAAATTTGCTTGGGCCAGATCCTTGAATACGCGCCAGACAATGAATGGATCATGCACGGCAACCAGTCAGTCTCAGTGGCTGAACTGAAGGAGTTTATCGCCACAGCAAAACAGGAGGCGCAATGACCGAAACCCTCAAACCCTACGCCGGCCCACACGCAGGCAGCCTGCACCACGTTGTGGAGCGCGATACCGGCCGCACACTCCGCAACGCCACAGCACTGGAAGTGCGTCAGTTCGCAGAGCTGACCAACCTGCACAGCGAAGTGCGCCAGCTGCGCACCGCCATGCAGCATATTGCTTTCATCACCGGCACTCACGGTCAGGATCATAACGCCACGATTAAAGCCGTTGCCGAACTGGCAGGGCCGGGCTGAAAGATGAAGGTAAAGCTTATTTTTGCCGGGGTGTTCGCCACTGCCGCCATGATCGCCTTGTTTTCCGGCATGGCAATTATGTGGCTGATTGTTATGTGGCTTAACTTTGAATGGATAGCCCCAGAACTGCCCAGCTGGCGAGCCGTGCGCGGAACGCTGGCCTGCTGGTCTGGGCTGTTCGCCCTGTTTTTATTTGTCACTTGGGATTAAGAGAAAGGAAGTGAAAAAACACCATATAGAAGGCATCGCGTTATTGCTGGTAGTGGGTTCCACACTCATTGCGCTGGCTGCGCGAATATAAGAAAGGGCCACCTGCCCGGGTGACCCTTTAACTGCTTACCCTACTATAAGCCTTGCTGAGGCTTAAACCACAGCGTAGACGCTATCTCAATGACTCACAAATATTCAACGAGGTTTCTGTGAAAAAACTGATACCACGCCATGTGCTGCGCAAAATGATCCCCGTTGCCGACTCCACCATTTACGAGTGGGAGAAGAACGGAGACTTCCCTTCCCGGATCCAGCTCGGCCCCCGCTGCGTAATGTGGGACCAGGACGAAGTGGAGGCCTGGATAGAGCAGCGAAAGCAAATACCCGCCGCTCCTGAAAAGGCCTCTAATCTGACAAAGAGCTTTCGCCGTCAGGGCCTGCGCCGGCAAGCCCTGGCCTCATGAATTACCCTTCCGTAATCCACCCTTCCACCATATCGGCCCACTGCTGCAGCATCTCACGGCGCTGGGCCGCATACTCCGCCTTGTTATACACCGCCCTCACCCCGCGCTGTTCATGCGCAAGACACTTCTCAATCCAGTCCGAATTAAAACCGGCTTCGTGCAGCAGTGTGCTGGCCGTTCGCCGCAGGTCGTGCACGGTAAAGTGCTCAATCCGCTCACCGTTTTTCTGAGCTTGCTCCACTGTTTTGGTGATCACCCTGTTCAGCGTACCGTTCGACAAGGGCCGGTCCACGGTATAGCGCGACGGTAGCAGGTAATCTGACCCGCCCGCGCAGGTCTTCAGGCCTATCAGCAAATCAATTGCCTGGTTCGACAGGTAAATTACATGGGCCCGCCCGGCTTTCATTCTGCCGGCCGGAATAGTCCAGGTGCCGGCATCAAAGTCGATTTCATGCCAGGTGGCGTGCAGCAGCTCGCTCTTGCGCACTAGGGTAAGCAGGATCAGCTTCAGCGCCAGCTTAATGGTTGGCATGGTGCCGGTATGGTCGAGCGTGCTAAAGAAGATCTTGAGCTCCGCCGGCGACAGCGCCCTGTCTCTGGGGTCGAAGGTGGCAATGGTTGCCGCCCTCACCTCATCGGCCGGATTGCTGAGCTTGCAGCCGCGATCAATGGCATAGGTGAACACGCTGCTGATCACCTCTCTGGCCTGCAGTGCAGTTGCCGGAGCGCCACGCTGCTTTATCTTCTCGCACAGCTGGCGAATGTCGTTCGCTGTTATCTCTTCCAGCCTCAGCCCCCATAGCCGTGGCTTGAGGTCACGGTTAATCACGCTCTGCTTTAGGCTGCGGGTGCTCTCTGCCAGCTTGGCCTCCGCCAGCCATCTGTCGGTATAGTCACCGAAGGTATCGGCATTCTGTACCGCATTTCTACCGCGCCGTTTCTCTGCAGCCGGCGACACGCCTGCGTTTAGCTGCTTTTTGGCGGTACTGAGTTCATCCCGCGCTTCAGCCAGGGAAATACCGTTGCCGTTACGGCCATATTGGCCAATGGTCAGCGTTTCACGCCGGCCGTTGAAGCGGTAGTCATAGCGAAAAGATACAGTGCCCGCGGGGGTTACAGCCACATAGAGGCCATCACGATCGGCCACCTTATACAGCTTTTCCTGCGGCTTTAGGTTTCTTAATTTGGTGTCTGTCAGCAT